CACCGGGCCAACGGGGCCAACCGGCGCCACAGGCCCAACGGGACCTACCGGAGCCACGGGCGCATCTGGCGCTAATGGGGCGACGGGAGCAACCGGAGCCACGGGACCCACGGGACCCACGGGACCGACCGGACCTTCAGGAGCCAACGGATCTCCCGGAATGACGGGTGACACCGGACCCGCCGGCGCATCTGGCGCGACCGGGCCAACAGGTCTCGGATACACGAACCTGACAAGCTCCACGTCGGTCACAATCGGCACCGGGTCCAAGGCTTTCTCCGTTAACGTGAACAACGCAAGCACCGCCTTCGCCATAGGACAAACAGTGCGCGTGTTCAGCACCGCGAACCCCTCGAACTTCATGGCGGGAACCATCACCGGGTACGACGGAACAAACTTACTAACCGTCTCCGTGAGCTACGTTGGAGGATCTGGCACTTACTCGGATTGGAAGGTCACCGCCACCGGCGCCGTGTACACGGACCCGATCGCGATCGGAACCGGCGCGGGCAGCATCTCAACATCAACCGGCGCAATAGCAATCGGAACAAACGCAGGCACCGAGCAGAGCACCGACCTGATAGCGATCGGAACCGGTTCGGCCATCGCGGGACCCTTCGGACCGTGTGGCGCCCAGTCTATAAGCATCGGAAGGAACACCAGGTCTGGTGGGGCCGCGGCGATCGCGATTGGAGATGGGGCCACCACAAACGGGTTCCAATCTATCGCGATAGGAAACGGGGCCAGCTCAGGAGCTTACACCAACTGCGTGGTCATCTCCGCGCTGGGCAGCCTAACAGCCGGAGGCCACTCCAGGTTCTATGTGCAGCCGATTAGATTAGCGTCCACCGTCGGATTAAGAGCTCTCTACTGGAACCAATCATCCGGTGAGATCACCGCCCAGACTTAACAAGATGGACAAGTACCAATTTAAAGTCTCAACGATCAACGCGGTGCTTGACTACCTGTCGAAGCGGCCCTACGTTGAGGTTCACCAACTAATCAGCGCCATCCAAGAGGACGCCGAGAACTTTGAGAAATCACAAAAGGAATCAGATGGACTCACAGGATCTAATTAACATAGCGATCGGCTTGGCCGGCTTCTTTGGCGGTTGGGTCCTGAACAGCCTATCAAAGTCGATCATCCGCATCGAGGACCGCATCTCCGAGCTGCCTCTGATATACGTCACCAAGGACGACTTCAAGCGCGACATAGACGAGATCAAGAGCATGCTCGTCCGCATATTTGACAAGCTCGAGGACAAGGCGGACAAGTGATAGTCGAGACCATCGTCGGGGCCCTGGTGCCGATAGGTGCCGAGGCGATAAAGCAGGTAGTCACAAAGTTCTCTGGTGGTGCGAGGCCGACAAGCGTCGCGGAGATTATCCAACTCGACCAGGCCGAGGTATCAAAGCTTGAGGCCCTAGCCAAGTTGGATAATCCCTACGGCAACCCGAGCCAGTGGGTCGTGGACCTAAGAGCATCCAGCCGGTACATCGGCGCGCTCGGCGTAATCGCCGCGGGCATACTATCAATCTTCATCTCGGGGATTGACCCCAAGGTGCAAACGATAGCGTTGGAGGCTGCGAACATAGCATTCGGGTTCTTGTTTGGGACGAGAATAACCGCGGGCTGGGCTAAGAGATGAACCTCTCCCCGAACTTCACACTGTCCGAGATGACAAAGAGCGAGGCCGCGCTCCGTCACGGTATCGACAACACGCCCAACGAGGAACAGGTACAGGCCCTCATGGCGCTCGCGCAGAACGTTCTGCAGCCGGTGCGCGATCACTTCAAGAGGGGCGTGAAGTGCAACTCCGGGTTCCGCGCGCCCGAGGTTAACCAGAAGGTTGGCGGGAGCCCAACATCAGATCACTGCAAAGGTCAGGCGGCGGACATTGAGATACCCGGCGTGTCGAACTACGACCTGGCGAAGTGGATCTCAGACAACCTGAAGTTTACGCAGGTTATCTTGGAGTTCTACACGCAGGGCGTGCCAGACTCTGGATGGGTTCACGTCTCGTACGACCCGAGCAAGCTAAAGAATGAAGCACTGACAGCAGTAAAAAAGGAAGGCCGCACGGTCTATTTAACCGGTTTACAAAGGTAAGGAGAAATACCATGGAAGGATTCAAAGCAAACCCAAAGATGAAGTGCGACCTGCCCTGCTACAAGGAGGGTGGATTTGTCAAGCGCGACAAGGCCAAGCACTCCGAGAGCACCGAGGTGAAAAAAGACGTCGCCAAGGACAAGAAGATCGTCAAGAAGGCTTTTAAGATTCACGACGAGCAGTCACACGATGAGAAGACAGACCTCTCCAAGTTAAAGAAGGGCGGACGCGCCAAGAAGGAAGTCGGCACCGTCAAGAAGTACAAGACCGGCGGATGCGTCAAGAAGATGGCCGCCGGCGGCATGGGCGCTCAAACAGACGCGGAGCTCGCGATGGCATCAGCGATGGCAAAACAAGAAGGCAAAGAGCAAGCGATGGCACAACGCAAGCGCCGCCGCCCCATGACCGCGGCAGGAACGGCAGGCGTGGACGCCATGCCGTCTCAACCACTCGGCGAAATGCCACAACCACCAATGGGCTCCATGTCAGACGACGAGCGCATGAACATGATGCGAGGCCTGCAAGCCGTTGGTCAGTACGCCTACGGCGGCAAGGTCTGCTGAGATGCCGATTAAGTCAAAGGCGCAACTTGGCGCGATGTACGCCGCCGCCGAGGGGAAGAGCACTTTAGGGATCCCCAAGAAGGTCGGCAAGGAGTACATCGCGGCGGGGCCCGCCAAGAAAAATTTACCAGCGCGCGTTAAGCAGAGCGCACCAATGCGTACGAGCGGACGCGGGAGATAAGAGATGGCCTACTCGGGCACCACAAACCAGACCAAGGTCAACGTCGCCCAGATGATAGAGTTCGCCTTCCGTGAGGCTGGGAAGGCGGCGGAGGAGCAGACGCCGGAGTACATCGACGCGGGCAAGCTTGCGCTCTTCTACATCCTGCAGAACCTCTCAAACCGCGGCGTTAACCTGTGGATGCTGGAGAACTACCTCTCCGGCACGGTCACGAACCAGACGGTCATAAACCTACCACAGGGCACGGTCGACGTGCGCGAGGCTAACTGGCGCTACCTGGTAACGCCGGCGATCTCCGCGGCGCTGCCCACGAGCAACGCCACCGCGCCCAACCTGTTCGACAACAACCTGGTAACCTTCGGCACGTCAACGCTACAAAACAACTGGTTCGGCGCCAATTATGGATCGGCTCAGCGCATATACCAGGCCGGGTTTAACTCGTACGGCGCGCAGACGCTTAACCTAGTATACGAGACGAGCGAGGACGGTGTGACGTGGACGCTGCGTTACACGCTGCCAACCGTCACACTGGCGGACGGGGAGTGGTACTACTTCCCGATCGACCCCAGCCCGGGCCACAACAACTTCCGCATCCGTAACACCGGGGCTACAACGTTCTCGTTGCGAGCGCTTGTGTTCGCGTACACCCAGCAGGACATTCCACTGGCTCGTCTAAACCGTGACGACTACTGGAACCTGCCGAACAAGCAATTTGAAAGCGACCGCTCCTTGCAGTACTGGTTCGACCGTCAGATCAACCCGCAGATGTATTTGTGGCCGATCCCGAACAATGACTTCCAAATGTTCCAGCTCTTAATTGAGAAGCAGATCGAGGACGTTGGAGATCTGTCGAACGAGCTCTACATTCCGAACCGTTGGATCGCCGCGGTGCAAAAGCTATTGTCGCACCAGATGTCGTTGCAGCTACCCGGCATTGACATCACTCGTATTCAGTACCTCGACGGCCAGGCTAACTACTGGCTCTCACAGGCTGAGGCAGAGGAGCGCGACAAGTCGCCGATCATGCTAACGCCCAACGTATCATACTACACGAGGTAATCATGCCAGCAGCAGTGTTGACATATGACACATTAGTCCAAGACATCATCCGCTACTCAGAGCGGGACGATCAGTCATTCGTGGAGCAGATCCCGCGGATGATCATGCTCGCCGAGCAAGAGATCGCAGCACAGGTAAAGGCGCTCTGGGAGTTGGTGGTCGTGGAGACCACTCTGCTCTCAGGCTCGCAGGGCGCGACCCTGGAGAAGCCAGCGCGTTGGAGGAAGACCGTCTCGATGAAGATCAGCGGCCAGCCCGTTCTCTTGCGCGGCCAGGACTATGTCGCGCAAGCGCAGAACGAACTCCCCAGCGCACAGCCAAAGTACTACGCAGACTACGACTACAACCACTGGGCGTTCGCCCCGGTGCCGGACGACGAGTACGAGGTTGAGATCGTCTACTACAACCGGGTGCAACCACTCGCAGATGACAACCAAGAGAACCTGATCACACGAGAGGCGCCGCAGGCGCTCTTGTTTGGTTCACTGCTACAGGCGCAGCCTTACCTGAAGAGCCCGGACAAGCTACAGATCTGGACGCAGCTCTACAACAACTCAATGAGCGCGCTAACAAAAGAAGACGCAACCCGCAGGGTTGACAGGAACACATCCGTTCAGGAGCCATAAGAATGACCACATTCACATCGCCCTTCACCGGGACCGTAGTTCAACCCACCGACGTAAGCTACACCGCGCTAGCGATTGAGTCTAACGTCACACTATCCTGGTCCCCTTACACCGTGCCAGGGGATGGCACCGTCGCAGCCGCGAGGATCATGGACTGCACACCTGACGACGCCGGTTGGGTTGTCACGCTGCCACCAGGCAACCAAGGATCTACCGGAACTGATATTCTCTTCCGTAACCTGGGCGCTGACAGCTTTTTCGTTGAGGACATTGACGGCTTTCAGGCCATTGAAATCCTGGCGGGCGAGTCACGTTACGTGTACCTCTCAGACAACTCGACCGAGGCCGGAACCTACGAGAACGTAACATTCGGCGCGGGGACATCCGCCGCCGACGCAGCGACACTGGTTGGCAACGGACTGGTTGACATCCTCGGCCGCCTGGCTACCGGCTCGCAGGTAGTAGAAACATCCATTAACGTCACGCTAACGGAGAACAACCGATCCGCGACGTACGTGTGGAATGGTGGCGCCGGCACGATCACGCTGCCGAGCACCGCAACGGCAAACACCGGCTGGTTCGTTAACATTCGCAACAGCGGCACGGGGTCTG